TTGTTGCATTGCTTGTTGTTGACCACCTAAAGCTCCTAATAATTGACCTGCTTGTTGTTGTAAACCTTGCTGTTGCATTCCTGCACTTAACGCAGTGTTAAATCCTCCAGCCATTGATTGACCGATGTTTGCTTGAGTTGCTCTTTGTAATTCTGCTTGTTGTATACCTTCTCTTGCACCACCAAATGCCCCTGCACCTACTGCACTAGCTGAAAGTTGATTTTGTGCCATTTGACCTTGTCTTGCAATCTCATCTGTCACGTATGATTGATAAGGATTTAAAAATTGATTTATGTTTGGTCCTGCTGTTGATTGTAATACTGAACCTATTCCTGCAGCTGTAGTGGGTGCTCCAACACCTGTTGTACCCGCTTGTTGAAAACCTGTTTGTTGTAAACCACTAGGTCCTGCAACTTGAAAACCTGGAATACCTACCGGATTAGATGCAAGTGCTGCTGCTTGATCGTAAAGAGCTAGTTTTCTGCTTTCTACTTCTGGTGCTTCTCTAGCAATTGAAACTTGAGTGCCTGAAGTGGATCCACCGCCACCGCCTCCGCCGCCAAATATAAAACTCATATTATTTTAACTCCTTTGTGTATAAATATCTTTTTACTTTCCATTCTTTACCTTTTAAAAACTGTTGCCAACCCGGTCTTGCATGCACTGCTATTTTTTTGCAACCTTCTGATATTGCTAAATCTTCTATAGTGTCTGCAGCTTCGTCTTGCCATAGTTCTCTTTTTTCTCCTTTTAACAAAATAACTTCACACTGTTTATAATTTGGAAGTATCATTATTCTTGTTACAAATACTCCAAACACTTTGTATCGTGTTCCGTCATCAGAACCAAACATTGTAAACAACTGAAAGGCTCCTTCTTTAATTCCTTCTTTAAGGTCTTCAATATTCATGGGTTCACCATCGTGTTTAAGACCTTCTCTTAACATAAACTCAACAAGCACCCAGTACTCATCAAGTTTTTTAGCGTCGATGTGTAATACAGCGACTTCTTTTTTAATTTGTTTTTTTTCTAGACGCATCTAATAAATCAAAAATTCGTTTAAATTTAGCTTGTTGTCCATAAAAAAACGCAGCACCTTTTTTACGCATATCTTTGTAGCTTTTTGGATCGCCGCCTTCCATAATACCTGCACCTAAAATTGCATCTGCTCTTGATACAAATTCCCCATCCGCTAGCTGAGCTAGCATAGTGTCCTCATCTTTATCACCATTTCCAGAACCATCTTCTACGTAACCCATTGCTCTAACGTAATTAGTTTCATCATTTTTATCGTGATCTGTCATAGAAGGTAAATAATTTATACCTCCTTTATTAAATTTTTTTATTTCTGCAATTCCACCTTTGCTAAAAGTATACAAAGAATTATCTGTATAGTTGTATGGAGATTGAGTTTGGTTAACGCCTGCAGCATCTGCTTCATAATCATATGTATTTAAAATATCTTTTAACTGTTCATCTGCTCTTTTCTTAGCTTCAGCGTAATCTTCAGGTTTAGTACCTTCAGGCATTTCTGTCGGCTCATCTTCTCCTGCTAATAATGTTGTTGCCGCAGCACCTATTCCTAATTGTGCGCCTGTAGATAAATCTCTAAACCCACTACCTTCTCTTATAATGTCTCCAGCTTTATTGTATTCAGTCGGTTTACCAATTAAATTTTTACCTAAATCATATATTCCACCCCCAGCTTGAGCTGCTTGTTGTGAAAGTGTTTGTTTTGCTATTTCTCCTGTACCTGCTTCTATCGCAGCTTGTTTACCTATAAAATTACCTGTGTTACCAAATGCTGTTGGTGCGAAAGAACCCATGTTAGGCCCCATTGTAGAACCAAAGCCTGCCATACCTGCAACTTGACCTATACCGCCTGCTATTGCAGCGTCTCTTAATGATCTTTTTGTAGATTTACCTCTAAGCTTTTGTATGCCGAAGGTTGCTAGTGCTATTGTAAATGGATCCATAATAATTTTTTACAGTTATTATGCTATTTTAACTTATATAAGGCTATTCTTCAATATCACCCGATTTTATAGAACTCATCCTTAACTTTACCTGTGTAATGATGTTCTCCAATATGGCTTATTTCTTCGTCAACTAAAGCATATATTTTCTCATTAATAGATGTCCAAAGCTTACAGAAAAAGAAGTCTTCACCCATATAAGTTTTATCTTTTGGACTCCAATAAGTATCAAAAAAATTAAAGTAATTTGGTCTGTCTACCAACTCACCGTTCATCATGGTTTTTTGTTTTATTATTAACTCTTTATAATGTTCGATAAGCTTATTAAATGCAGATCTTTTAATCATCATCATACCTGTTGGTCCTTTTTTAACCTCAATAAAACCGTCTACAGGAGTAATATTTTTTGTATCTGGTAACTCTATAGGAAACAACATACCCATAGTTTTTATATCATCGTCAGGTCTAGCTTCAAAATCTTGTCTAAATTTACTATCAGTTCTTTGTTTCATTGGATAAGGAATTAAACTTATCTCATGTTTACAGTTAAATAATCTATAAACAGATCTAGTAGAAAACTCTATATCAGAATCTATAAATAACATTTGATCTGCGTCTGAATTTAGGAAAGCAGAAGCAAGCAGGTTTCTTCCTTGTGTGACAAGAGAAGACTTCATTAATTGAAAAGTTACTTTAGTTTTATTTAAAATACATTCCTTTTGTAAGTCTAAACAAGCTCTCATAAAATGAATGGATACGTCTGAATGCACAGGTGTGCAAACCATTAGATGGTTTTTATTTATCTCTTTTGACACTTATAGCTCCTTTCAAAAAGTTTTCCCAATGCCCCGCTATATATTTCCAATCATAAAATCTTTTATAATATTCTTGTTGGAATTTAAGTCCGTTACTTAAATCTTGTTTTAATATATCTTTTGTTCTTAAAATACATTCAGCTAATTGTATTGATAACTTAGGTTGGTTTTGAGTATAAGGTATATAAATTGGAAACTCACAACATGTTTCCGGTATTGCGCCGAGGTCCGTGGTTATTAAAATCTGACCCGCTGCTAACGACTCCATAGCAGAGATACAAAATGTTTCTTCCCAGATACTAGGAAAACAATTAACGTCATAATCTTTTAACTTAGTCATTAAAGTTTTATGGTCACAATAACCCATGTAATTTACATTAGGTAAAGATTTAGCTTTTTCATATAACGGTTTATATTGGTCGTCATTATTTTGTTCAAATGATTTACCATAAATTTTAGTACTTGAATAAACATCAAGAGTAATATCTGGATCTTTAATTGCATCCATCGCAGCTAGCGCTACTTCTAATCCTCTCCATGGTGTAGATATATAGCACATCTTTATTTTTGTTTTTGGTGTAAAGTCTGTTTTTAATTGAAGCTCATCATAATCAATTGCGTTTTTAATTACTGTGCATTTGTCTTCAGGTATTTTAAAAAAGTATCTATACTTTTCAAAACTCCAATGAGAGTTAAATACATACCAATCATATTTAGAATGGTTTTCTTTATTTTGAAACCAAGGTGCTAAATTTGGTTGATCGTATGAATTTTTTAACCAAAGTATATTTGGCTTTACAGGGTCTAAAGGTTCTTTCTCAGGTATTGAAGTAGTTATTTGAACCGAATCATACACACCATGGTTAACATATTTTTTAAGATAACCTAGTTGTATTTCTGTACCGCCTGCTGGTTGCATTATGTTTTGGTTTTACCAAAAACTGAAAGAGATGCAACTGTTATTTTTTGATTTATTTGTAAATCTTCAGCCACAGTATCCGTATCACTATTTGCTACATCAGCATCAAATTCTTCTTTAGATGCATAAACTGTGCCTGTTCTTTTGTTCTTAACTTCTTCTTCCGCCTTAGCGGGTACAACTGGTACTTCTTCACCATTAACTATAATTGTTTTTTGTGTCATTATTACCTTCCTTGTCTATTGTACTTTTTATAACACCTTTTTGCACTTTTGTTAAGACTCTTCTTATGGCGTCTAGGACGTTTTTTAGGTTTTGGTCTTGGTGTAAAGGTGGTAAATTTTTGTTTAGCCATTTTCCTGTGATCTATCTATTAAAGCATAACTTATAGCGCCTGTAATCTCGTTAGCTGTATCTGCTTGCATTTCAAGGACATCACTTGCTTCTAAGTTTAGTGATTCCTTAATTAGATTATCAGTAGCTTTGTTTAAACTAATGTGGCCTATTTGAACACGAGAAGCTCCTGATTTTGTTATAAATAAATCTGTATCTATAGCACTTGCAGTATCGTGAACTGCTTGTACATTTTTAATAATAATAGTCGCATCTGCAGGACAGGTTAAAACTGTTGTGATGTTAGTCGTAGTTAAATCAAATGTTTCGCTTTTATATCTTATTGTCATGACATGAAATAGTTAAATGTGTTTTGTTCATTTTTTTGTTCTTCTTGATAAGAAGTGTTTAATTGATTTTGTAAAGTTTCAAGTGCTGAATTTATTTGTCTAAAAGTTTCTGTGTTAAACTCTTGTGGTGGTTCAGGTAAAAATACTTGTACTTTAGCCATTATCTTCTTCCATCTGGTTGTATGTCAAATCTAAATTGACCAAATCTCCAACTTTCATTTAAACCATCATTTTCTACTTTAACTGCAGCAAGTCTTGCTCTTGCTCTTGTGTCTACTTTATTCGTAGATGAGTTAATTGTAAAGGGCCCTAGTGGAGAGCTTCCTTGTGTTTGAGCGGGGTAGTCTCTAGTTGTTATTGTAATTTTTGCATTACCATTAATATATTTAAAATCAGGTATAAATCTTCTAAGCTTTATAAAGTATTCTCCATCACCTTGAGCATCTAAATCAAAATCCCCTGAAGTTATGAATGCAGGAACAGCTGTGGTTGTGCCATCCGCTAGTACTTGGTTAGTCCCTATTTCATGATTAAATACTCTACTTGCACAGTTCGATACCCCCTGAACTGTTGGTGTTGTA